AGAAAGCTCAGAAAGTGCTTGGTGGGGGCCTCACGGTCTCCACTGCGTATGAGCTTCTTCCCTTTTCTTGGATGGTTGATTGGTTCTACGACATCGGTGGTTTGCTGGCTTACCAGCAAGATGTCGCAGACTACAACCTTGTAGCAAAACGGATGGGAGCTTCCTATCGTAGGAAGTTTTCCGTTGAACTCAAAGCGAGTCCTCCCGCTAACACAGCCAATCAGATTGACTCAGCTGTGAAGGGAACTAGTGTTGCCATCGTTCAGCAACACTATCGCTATCCAGGAAATCCTTATGATATGAGTACGTCGTCCTGGACTTCGATCCTCTCGGATCCGTTCAGGGCGTCTATACTCGCGGCTTTAGGACTTACTAGAGCCAAAAACATCCCATTCATCAGATAGCGGAAATACCGCTACCAGATCTCGGTGTTCTGAGATCACGCTGAGAAGCGTTATGAAAGGAATATCATGGCATTTCCCGATCCGATTTCTTTTACTATCGGAGGAACTGCGACGCCCCTCAACCGTCTGGGTATGACCCTTTCGGAAGGAACGTTCGCGGATTCGACCGGAGTTACCTCCGCTCTTATCTCCTCCGATAACAAGAATCGCTACCATAGGTCCTTGAGGCTCCGCGCCGATGAGATCGTCGCGAACCCCTCAATTCCGGACCAGAATATGGCAGTGTCCTACCAGTCTGTCATTTCGATCAATTACCCCAAGAACGGGGCTGATCGCACTAAGGTGATTAACTACCTTAAGGCCCTGGCTGCCTTTATTGGCACCGGGACGAATGCAGATAAGCTGGTGGACGGACAGCTTTAGGGAGTGCCATGCCATGATCTGTCACCTCTAAGGAGGAGCAGTGAAAAGCATGGTCCGAATTGCTGCCGTCTTGTTGAACGAGATCGGTAGTAAGTACGGTGTACGCACGGATCGCGACGTTGAGACTTTGACGTCGCGGTTTGAGCAGGAAGGTTTGTCATATTTGACAATTACGCTACCTAGTATGGAGAAGGCTTTAACCAAATCCATATCTAATGGCGTAATCGACTCCAACCTGCTGTCCCTTTTCGGGTCAGCAGGGGGTCGCCCAAAGTTTCTTTCGGGCTTCCTTCGTCGAATTTTCCTGTCCGACGGTACTGTTAGTATCGATACTACGCTTGTCGGGTCGCTACTTCGCGACCTGCGACAATTCCTTGTCCTCTTTTCGAAGGTGGACATAGACTGTACTCCTGCACGTCAAAGCAAGAGTATACAGGCGTATATCGATACTGACCGAGCTATTCCCCAGCTCCCAATAGGGATGCTTCTGGAATTTAGGAGAGAGGCGCAAAGCCTCTGGCCCTATCTTCTTGAAGTTGAGCGCCTGCTTGAGTCGGAAGACCTTTGCAGGCACTCTACTGGTGCTCTGGCCACTCGCGAAAGCTATAATCAACGCTTTCATCTCAGCAAGTGGTCTGAGAGGCTTCAATCTGTGTGGCCGTTCTGGCATTACGCCAGGTCGAGCATTCACGCAGATATGCCTGAAATAGTTCCGCCGGAATTGGAACCACCCGTTAAGGTGGTTTTAGTTCCGAAAACGCAGAAATCTCCGCGAGTTATCGCTATGGAGCCGTCGTGGAATCAGTATGCCCAACAAGGCGTATTAACTGCCATGACGGATGTACTTGCGCGCCCAAAATGGGCGTACTTGTATTACTCCATATGTTGGAAGGATCAATCCTACAACAGGAGTCTCGCTCGAATCGCAGCAGCAGAAGAATCTTTTGCTACGATTGACCTGAGCGAGGCGAGTGATCGCATTTCTTCTACCCTTGTACATGCTCTCTTGCCACCCGGGCCTCTTAGGTCCGTTGTGTTTGCAAGTAGGAGCAGGTACGCAGATGTTGCGGGGAGTAAGATTAAACTCCGCAAATTTGCTTCTATGGGTAGCTCCCTGTGCTTCCCGATCGAGACGATGGTGTTCTACACCATTGCTTGTATGGGAGTCAGGAAGGCGTTCAACCTACGACGGGTGGACCCTTATTTTGAGTGGCCCATTCGAGTCTATGGGGACGATATTATCGTGCCCACAGAAAGTGCACCTGATGTTATCCGGCTTCTCGAGGCTTATGGTCTCAAGGTCAACAAAGCTAAGACTTTCGTGAACGGTAAGTTCAAGGAGTCTTGCGGAAGTGACTGGTACGGCACGACCGATGTGACACCGGTTCGTTCCCGTATACCATTGCCGGGTGCACCCCGTCATGATGTTTCTTACGTGAGTGTAATTGAGTGGCATAACCAGCTGATACAACTTGGCTGGTTTGCTACTTGCTCCCTGATTCGTGAGACCTATGGTCTTTCACGCTTTCCGGTAAAGCACGCTCACCAAGATAACATTGTAGGAGTAATTTCCTATGTTGAGTATCCGCAGTTCCGCTTCAACACGGAGTTGCAGAGGACTGAGCAAAAGTGCCTTGTTGTGAAACATAAGCACAAGCCAGACCCACTCAACGGGTATCCTGCACTCGAAAAGTTCTTTCGAATGAGAGGTGTGGAACCTCTTCTCGAAGG